GCTCCAGATCCTCGACTTTTTCCTTAGCGCGCTCGAGGGCTTTTTCTTCGCTGGCAAGGTCTCCGCCGGGACGTGTAGCGCGTGCGCGGGGTCGACCCGGCGTGTCGGTGGTTTTATCCGACCCTTGATCATCCGCTAAACGCTGTAGAAGCTTATTAAGGTCTTGGATTGTTTTGTCGGTTATTTCAGCCATTTAGATTTTATCCCTTATTGAATGAAGGGCCANCTCAAGCCTGTTTCATATTCAAATTTGCGTACAGCATCGTCCAATTGATATTTGGATGTCATCGTCTGGGCATCATTGAGACCGTGTTTAACATAGGAATCCATGTAGCGCTTCTCTCGTTGGAGCGCTGAAAAGAAAGACATTATCTGACTCTGATTGCCTGTTACTGAGACGTTGGGTGTCAGGTTGGACCCCCCATGCAACGCTTGCATCAAAAAATAGACATCATTGGAAAAATCACTATAAACGTCTTCGGTTAAGGAAACGTTATTCTTGTGATTTAGATTAAATTTAAGCGTTCGAGACATAGGCGGGGGTCCTCTTACATAAATAGTTATAAACCAAAAAAGGCCGGCTATTTGCGTCCCATAGCTTTCTCGACTTGGTCGTGTTCTTTTTTATACTCTTTAATTAGTCGTTCAACAAACCAATGTCGCAACCGAATAGGGAGGTTATAAGCCTCAAAGAACGACCAGCCACCGTGATGTTTTAAGACAAATAACTGTTCATAAACATCAGCTTGGTAATCATGCGCTAGGCCAAAAAAACTCTGCCGTTAACGGCATTACCACCTTTCCGTTATAGGCACACTCTGCGCACGAGAATTCATGGCTCAAATCAATATCGGGCTTAATATACTCATACATGTGCCGCAGGTGGCGGGAGTCTTTTGCTGGCATCAAATCCACAAAGCGGTCGATCATTGAGCGCTCGTCTACTCCATTCAGCGACGTAATAACAGCTTTCAACAAATCAGTACTGTTGGTATCGGGAAGCTTAAGTTTCTTTTTGCGTGCGGCAGCAGCCACGAGGCGTTGCTCGTTGCCCGAAGTTAAAAGACACACTTCAACAGTTACACCGGTTACAGGGAGATCAAACATAAATGTACCATCACCTGTTTCTTGTATCTCTTCTGGGATATCTGTAACATGACGTAAGGAAAGAGTGTCTAGATCGAACTCCGCCTCATTGGTGAGACCACAATCAGGGCACACAATCCGTGTAGTATACTCAGCTCCGAAACCGCTAATACGTGCGGCTACAATTAGTGCATTTTTATCACCGATTAAAAAATCATCCAACTTAAGTGTCTTATCAACCAATAGTGCTTGCAACATTCGATCAAGTGCAACTCCTTGGCGCAACAATGATTCGCTGGTGAGAATGTCTTCTTCTTTTGCTGTCATATAACGCAATTCAACCGTCTCCATTCCTGCGAGAGAAGAGTCATCCGCGTAAAATCTTCCCTGACTGGGGAGTTCCACAAATTCCGTTGGGGTTACAAAGGACAGGAGGTCCTGTGTGGGGAGTGTTGCCGCTGCAACAGACGTATCTTCAGGGGTTGGCGCTGCAAACCGCTCTGAGTTTCTTTTTCTAGCCATTAATTACCTACTTTCTTGTAAGTCGGCTCCGGCACCTAGCCAGCGGCTGCATCAACCGCGGGACCCGACTCATACCTAGCCCAATCATACCGCATTTCGACCGTAACATTAAGTAATTCCGTATCATTGTCATAACTTAAATCACCGAAAGTGGCGTTGGTCACAAAGGCATTCTCTAAGCGCCACGTACCAACAGTACCGCCCTCACCATTAACTTCTTCAATGGTGACAAGACCCAACTGCCGCAGCGCGTCGGCCTTATTAACAGTACCCGGGGCATGACCAGAATTGAAAATCTCTTCTTGTTTATTGGGGTCCAAATATCCCATTCCCGTCAGGGCGTTAAGGAGAAGCTGGTTGCTGTCAGGATTGACTGCGTTTACAATGGTAGCTGTTACTGTGTTCCACTCGACCGAACCAGGATAGTAATAAGTGTTGCCCAAAAACTTATGGGGCGACTGTCCCACAGTGTAGCCGGGCTTTGTGACCGACTTTGCAAGGTAAGTAGCATACGTAAACTTTTGCTCAGCACTCACAAGTCCTGGGATTTCCAAGATAAAGCGATGTGCTCGTTTAGGCTCTGATAAAGCGCTGGTCCAAAATGGCATTGTATAAGTTCTCCTTGTAAGTCCTAAGTTATATAGTGTGGGAGATTAAAACCTCCCCCAATATTAATCATCAAATGATGCTCCAGTTCGAGTGATATTGAAATCAATCGCAATATATTCAATTGCCCTTGTCGGCTTCAGGTAGATACGAGCATACATGATGTTCCTATCAACCAAATCCGGCGTAGTCGTTGTATCATCCAGGATGAGCTTATAATCCGACAGACCAAAGTTGGTCTTGATATCGGCCAAGATAGGCTCGACGCTAGAGATAAAGCGATTCCACGTAGTCTTCACGTTCGGATCGAACAAGAGAGTGGCGGCAACCTGAGAGATGCGCTTCTTCACGAAGATCATGAGCCGGCGCACGTTAATACGGTCCAGAGCGGAAGGAGTAACCTGCAGGGTCTTCTGACCGAAGATTACAATGCCTTCTGCGGGGAACTTAGCAATCGGGTTAATGTTTGCAGCATAGAGATCATCACGATCCTTACGACGCAGCTGATGGGATACATCAGTAACCGGAATACCAGCGGCACCCTCGGTAAGTCCACCGCGGTTAAAGCCTGCGGGAGCAAACCAAACCTGAGTCTTCTTTTGCGAGCTTGAGAAAGTTCCCAAAGCGGCAACAGAAGGCGGCAACCAAACCATAGCACCGTTAAGAGTGTCGCGGCAGCGCAGCCACGGGTAGAAAGTACATGCGTAAGAGCTATTGATAGCCCGCGTACGCAGGTCATTGATAACCGTAGCCAACTCGGAAGCCGTATTATTGCGGGCTGACGTAGTGCCTTCTGCACGCGCCTTGTATCCACCCTGAACGTCGATAACCGCCAGAGCGTCGGCACGATCTTCACACACATTAATGAGTTGTGAAGTAAGACCGGGTTGCTTAAGTCCGGGGACGGTAGCAAGGTTCATCTCAACAANCTCNGGGTCGGCGAGAGAATCGATACTACGGCGAATAGTGTTAAACGTGTAGCTGNTATCATCCGTGGGGCTTGCACCGTCCCACTGACTATTGCGGAAGGGGTCAAGCTCTGTAATATCGAGCCCGTCGAAGCCACCATACATGGGTACAGTGAATCGATCGTAACCGGCGTCCAAGACGCCCGATACGGCGCCACTCGTATTAGTAAGAGCAGTACCGAGAGCATGNGAACCAGAAGCCCAGATACCATTTGCCTTNACATCGTCAAGACTAAAGTACATGGAGCGCTCACGAATGCCTGCGGAGNCGCCGGCGAACATATTTGCTACTTCGCCACCACGTGGTCGAAGCATATCAATAGTCGAGCCATCAAAGACAGTTCCGCCAGTTGTTCGACTGGTCTGCATACCAAAGTAAGCATCTTGAGTGTTGCTTAGATCGCCGTCCGAAGCGCTAAGTCGCAATTCGGGTGCGGGATAAGCGACGGAAGCCGTTAAAACAGATCCACTTACAATGAAAACTCCAGTGGTAACTGCGTCACCACCCAAAGTGCCGGCGGTCAGACTTGGGCGCCCCAATGATCCGGTAGTGCTCGCTCGCATGGCTGATCCTGTTATCCAGTTGCCCACTTGCTGCCTTTGACTAACATCGGCTTCATCATCATACTTGATGATTCCTCGGAAACCGAAGGGAAGAAGAGATGCATCAGAACCGACGACGTCTTCATTCATATCAACGCGGATATACTTGGAAACATTGTCCCAATCGCCCACCTCCACATAGCGGCGCTCTGTAGTGTTCCAAGTAGTATACTTGTCACCAATCTTGCGTGCGATGTAGTTAAGTGAATCCGGGTTCAAGTTAAGATCATTAAATTGCTCCACGATCTGTACTACGTTATCAGAATCGCTTAAGCGACGTACAACCAAAGAGAAGCTACCATAAGGGTCACTCTCATTTGAAGAAACTTTGATATCCTGAATTGAAACTTTCAGGTTTCGATTGGTCCAATCGCCGGCGTCATTGAGTCCGATTACTCGGAAGAGCGCAGGCATTGCCTGAATATCATAGCTGTTGGAACTTCCGTTGGAGCGTTGTGCAGTATCACAACCAATAATGTAGGGTGTTTCTGAACTTTGCACGCCTGCGCGGAAGCTGTCGGCATCGCCGTCAGTAGCATTGGTAAGATTGACAACGGCAGCAAAGGTTTTGCCGGCAGTTGCCGTAATAACCGATTTCATATGGCGATCAAAACTTTCACCAAGGAAGTAGTTTTGTTCATCACTCACGATATCAGTATTGGTTCGCTGTGGGGTTGTNTTNAACACCTTACGAATATANTTNGCACTGGAAGGGTCGAAGTTGAAGACTGTTGAAACATTCGAACTATTGTAGTCTGAATCATTAATAATCATACGGAACTCGTATGCCTTGCCCGTATCC